TCTTCGGTCATGCGCTTCCGCGCTCGTCGTTTCGCCGGCATGTCGCAATAGTACCTCTACAGTCGCTCAAATTCAATAAATACAATGAAACCGGACCCGTACCCGTACCCTGCGGCCCGATCCGTTGACGCTTTGTCGCTTTGACGCTTCTCCACATTCCCTTTTTTTTATTACATTGCGCATATTACCCACTCTCCACAATACCTCTTCCAAAGCGTCAAAAGCGTTAAACCGTCAATAAGCCCGCCAGCATTGGCCGAAACGTTTGACACGTTGTTGACGCTTTGACGCTTCTCGGCCCGGGTCACGTCAACCACGCGGACGCCCCGTCGACGATTTCGCCGCGAAGCGTCTCATTAATTTTATTCGGAACCTCGCCCCTGACCCAGAACCGCGCATGCACGCCGTCAATCGCTGTGCGCACCTGCCGCCATCCGCCACGCTTGAGCTGTTCCGCTTGACCGCCGCCGCGTAACGACTGCCCAGTGATATGCTTCACGATGTCGTTCATGTCTTTGCCACGGATCGCCATGTCTAAGCGGTCGCCTGCTGCCTCATTAATGATGTCGACGAACGGCGGTATCAGGCTGTCCTGTATCAACGCCGTGTCAGACTCCGGCGCGCGTAACGCCAGCGGCTGATCGGCATATTGCTGCAAATACGCGCTGATGTCCGCGAGACCTTGTTCCGACAAGCAGTTCATTGCGACCCGCACGTACCAGTCAGGGTCACGCGGCGCGGAGTTGCATACTACCGCAAAAATCCGCCGCTCGTTGGCGTCAAACGGCAGCGACTCAAGGCTGTTGCCTAAGAATATGAACCGGCTGTAGTGCTTCGTCATATATGGGTCTGCAAATTTGGCTTCGACCTGCAGGTACTCTTCTGAGATCGCTGATTTAAGCGCTTCCATGCTGCCCCACCGCCCCTGCGCGCCGTCTGTCGTTTCCTGCACGACGACCAGCGTTTTCGCCTGCAGCCAGCCGGTAAAGCGGCCTGTTAGCTGCGATAGGCTTTCCAGCGACGCCGTATGCGGCTCATGGTGCATCCGCCGCAGGATTTCACAGGCCAGTGACTTGCCGGTCCCTTTAGCGTGACTAATGATTAGCAGCGCGTATCGCATGCGCTCATCCATGCGGAACAGCGAACACGCAGCCCAGCGGTATATTTGCTCGGCATAGTTTTCACGGCCATCGCACAGCACGCCTTCCACAAGCTCGCGGAACAACGCAACGGCATCGCTGTTTGCATCGCCGACCTTGGCCCATTCCGCCGCTGGATTATCGCGCCACAAGTTAAGTTTGCGCACCGCGCCTTCACCGCAAATACGCGGCTGGTACGGCAGCACGTCCGCGCCGTCGACTACTGTCTTTTCAAGGTCCAACTTGTATCGGTCGACCCACTTAATGCGTTTGGTTTTGCCGTCATCAGTGATTACCGTTTCTGCGAACGGCGCGTTGCGTAGTTCCCACGCCTGATGCGTCAGCATCGCCGCGTCGCCCGCCAGGTCCACAAACTTATTGGCACGCTGATCAAACGGCCATAGCGACCGCCACTGCTCGTATGTCAGCTCCTGCCCCGGCGCGTCCCCTGCCCCAGCCGGTACAGGTGCCGGCCACTTCTGTTTCGCGCGGTCTAGCAGGTCTTGCACTTCCCGCCGCGTGTCGTCCGGGCTGTACCCCTGCAGCGTCCAGTGTTCCACCGCGTGCGCCACGATATCCACGTCCGACACCCCGCGCTGAAACATTGACGCCACGCGGTCCCGCACGTTGCTGTTCCATTGCACGCCGTTGCGTATGTCGGCTTCTACAGCGTCCCAGTCGCGTTGCTGCCCCGGCATGCCGTCAAGCTGCTCTAGCGCCGCCAGCGCACGGTCAGCAGCGCCAGCACCGGGTGGCTGCAGCTCCAGCAGGTCTTCGATGTAGTAGTCCGGCCCTTCCCACTGCGGATAGCCCGGCCACGGCGCGCATATCGCTGGGTCGCCCTTGAGTCGGTCGTTACGCGTCCCGGGCAGCCGCAACACGCGCCCCGGGTTCACCGCACTAGCGTCGCCACCCAACGCCGTTGCTAGGTGCTGATTGACCCGCCGCACCAGCGCCATGTCGTCGGCCGGGTCGTCGAGCCGCCAGTACGCATGGACCCCAGCGCCGCTGTGATATACCGCCGAAGGTGGCATCGCCAGGTCGCGCAGCATCGCGACGACTGGTTCGGCCATGGCGCGCGCTTCGGCTACCGTTGTGTTTGGTTTGTCCGAAGTTGGCACCACGTCGATGTCTACCCAAACGGCAGGGACGCGGGCCGCTGTCCCGTTGCCCACGGGCCGGCGTTCTAGTGTCGCCGCTACGCTGTACGCCACGAACTGCGGCCCGCGTAGGTCCGGTTCGTCCGCAAACTGGTCGTGTTCAATGTACCGATGGCTTGGCGGGCGCTTGGTCAGGTCGCGCAGTTCCACGACCATGCCGTCCGGCCAGCCGTTGCGCCATAGCTCCGTGAGGTGTGTCGCCGCTATGCCCATTCTATACCCTCGTGAAGTTGTTCTGTTCTCGGCGTCGCAGCTGTTTCAGGACGCGCTTGACCGCCAACCGCTCGCGTTCCGGCAACGCCCAATAGTCACGCAGCAGCGCCACCGACGCCTGTTGCTGTCGTTGATCCATTGGGTTCGCTGCAGGGATCGTCAGGTCGGCTGTCAGTGCCGCTACGCTGGTGTTGAGCACGGCCGCGATGTCGAGCAGCTGTTGCACCGCCATCGCGCGTTCGCCGTTTTCCCAGTTGTACCAATTCCGGCTGCTGTAGTTGCCGACACGGGCTGCCGCGTCACTTGCTGACAGCCCGCTCGCTATACGTCTCTCGCGAATCCGCGCGCCCAGCTCCTTCAGCATCGGCGTCCCGGTTTTCGCGGCCCATTGGCGGGCAGTACGTGCTGGCATCTGACTAGAACGGGATTTCGTCGTTCATGTCGTTGCTGACGCTACCGCCACCGGGCGACTGCGGCACCGCGATACCCGACGCCAGCATCGTCTGCGTGTTGTTGCCCATTGGCCGTGATGGTTCCGCCGCCATGTCTGGCAGCATAAACGGTGCCTGGGTGTTTGGGTCCGTTGGGATACGGCCCACCAGCCCGGACGCTGCGCCGGACAGCTCATCCGCACCGTCGCCAGCCGCTCCGGTGTCGCCGGTCGCGTCGATGAAGCCCCGGAACACGAAGTTCGGCACTTTGATGTTGCCGCCGGCCTTCGATTTGATCTGTTCCGGCTTGCCGAGTTCAAACACAGGCGTCCAGTCAGCGAGGCTGTACGTCCGGCCCGCCGTCTTGCGCACCAGCTGCATCGCCTGCCTGATCTGGATGTTGCTGGTCACGGTCTGGGTCGTCAGCGTGGCCTGATGCCACTCGCCGCTGACGTACAGCATCCCGTCGATCTGGAAGCCGTCTGACCACGCGTCCTGCCCGTTCGCTCGGATCGGATAGTCCGTATAAGTCGTCGGCAACCGCTGACCCAGCGCAAGGTACGCTGCGTGTTCCTCGACCGGGGTGCTGGACTCGTCCGTCCACGCCACACGGGTCTGCCGGAACGTCGGCATAGCCGCCGCGAACAGGCTGCCCGTGATGTCTAGGTCTTGGTCGTTGGTCAGCGGCCGGCAGTACCAGCTGCCTTGGCGATACTTTAAGAACGGCGGGCGGTCGGCACTGCTGCCGGCATCGAGCCAGTCGAAATTGGGTGTGAGTTGCTGCTGTGTAGCAATATCGTTCGTCATAGCGTTTTGGTCCTTTACGTGTTTACAAAACCGTTACTCGTTTTCGGCGACAGTAAGACGGGGAAACCCGTTGCCCTGCCGCATGTAGGGGCTCAGGTCGAGCCCATCCGCTTCAGCTGCTTTGCGGTCGAACGTCTCGCGTCCTTTGCTTACGCTGTAGCGAATTTTGAACCCCGGGGTTTGCGCCACCGAGGCATCGTGGGTTTCGAGCAGCAGCCGGATTTGATCCGTAGCGCGCTCCTTAATTGCTTTGGCTTCCGCTTCCTCCAGCAGCGCCGTTGTGCGGGCGCGAGCCAGGTCGTCCAGTTCGGCAATTACCGCGTCGGGCAGCGGCGGCTTGTCGTCCGCGCCATCGTCATATGCCGCAATACGCGCGACACGTTCCTGCTTGCACGTCGCTTCTAACGGACACCCAGCGCACTCCGCGCCGCCGGCAGCCAGCCCCATGGGTTCAAGGTCCATCGGCGACTTGGCGTCGTTGATCTGCTTGGCGCGTTTGAGCAGCGCGTTCTGCGCTTCTTCGTCCGGTTCAATCGGAAAGATGTTGATGTCGGCCCAGTC